AAATCTGGACAACAATGTTTTCATTGCATGTTAACAAAAATTCCACTTTTGTTATTTCTTGTTCTTTCATAGTTTTTTTTGTTTCTACTTTTTGTTTCTAAAATTACTTTTTTCTTTTCTAGATAGCTTTAAAAATGGTTTTAAAAAATTCACCCAAGCGTCGTCACCCTTTGGTAAGTATTTAAAGAATCCGTCGTTCATCATCATACGAATTAAGTTCCTGTGCCCCCTTCCGTCAGGATCCAATGACTCGGAGTAATACGATTGAACTAATTCTTTTCCTTCGTCGGAAATCAAAGGCTTTGATAAGTCAACTAATTTTTCGTTTATTACAAAAAACTCATCTCCAAATATTCCCTCTTTGGTTTTTCCACTTAAAAGGTTTTTTAACGCAACATTTTCTTTTTGTTCTTTTAATAATTCCTCACCTTTTGTTAAAATATCAGTAAGACTAATTTCCTTTTCAAGTATTTCAGGAAATAATTTAATAAAAGTTTTTTCACCAAGATAAAAAATACCATCAATATTATCTGAACTATCACCAGTTAATATTTTATAGGTTTTAACATTATAATGGGGGATCTCTAATTGGTCAATTTTGATCATATCCCCATTCTTATAATACTTCTTGGTATTAGGTGAATAGATCGTTACCTTTTCAGATATAAGTTGTGTAAGGTCTCTATCTGAAGAAAATATTGTTTTATCTTCATCATCAGAAATCTGACAATAGTAAGCAATTAAATCATCGGCTTCTGAATTCTCAACGTCCAATTGTCTTACAAACATTTCTTCAAGGTATTGTTTAACCCTTTGTTTTTGATTTAAAAATGATTCTTCTTTAAAATCATTTTTTGGATTGTTGGATTTACGGTTCAATTTGTACTTTGGGTATAATAACCTTCTTTGTGATGAGCTTGTTTCTCCATCCCAAAATACAACAACTTTGTTATAGTTATTTTCTTCAAGGAAACGTCTTAGGGTATTTAAAAAGTGCCAAATACCTCCAACGTGTTCTCCTTTATTAAAGAAATCTCTTACTCCGTGAAATCCGATTTTTAATAGGTTGTTTCCGTCAACCAATAACGTTTTAGTCATTTTAAATAATTACAAGATTCTTACTCTGATTCTTCTCTCTCCGCCTTCAAATCAAAGTCACCATCAACTCCAATTATTTCTTTCCAATACTCGGCATAATCTTTCTTGTATTGTTCTATTGATGCTTTTTCTTCAGACGATTCCTTACCAGGTAAAAAACCGTGTGGTGTTACAATTATTTTCCCATCTTCAAAACCAAGCCCATTGATGTGATTTTTCATAACCGATACTTTTGTTCTTGACGCAAACTTTACCGTTCTTTTGTCTTTTGTTGCGGTAATCTTTGTTGTTCCCGCACCTTTTTGATTACCAAATAAGAATACCAATGATGAGTTTAACCAAATTGCCTCACCACCCTTTGCTTTAATTTTAGGTTGACCAAATGGATTGTCAGGTAATTCAACCCAAGGCTGGTTTACGATAATAAGGGTATTCTCATATTTAGAATCTGATTTACGAGACCCTGAAATTCTTTGATTAATACCCATGCCAATTTTGTCGGCTAATGCAGCTGCATTGTGTTGTTTTCCACCTCGGCCCTCATAAGTCATTTTACATGGAACTGATCCAACTGAATCCCACATTATACAAAGTGAGTAATCTAATTCACCCTTTTCTTGAGCATCCAATAATTCATTAATATAAGCTGTAATTTGTTCAATGTAATCAAAATTATTATTAAAGATGTAAAAACCATCCCACTCTAATTCTCCTGTTTCGGTGTCAACAACTTCTTCACATTCAAAACCCATAAGTTTGGCGTGTTCAAAACTCCATTTTTGTTCTGTAATGATAAACACAGGAAGAATACCTTTCTTTTGAGCATCAACCGCAGTTTTAACAAGCGCTGTTGTTTTTCCCGTATCTGAGTGACCCAAGAACATATTAATATGTCCCATGGCCGGACCTGGAAGTCCTACCGCATCCAAAAATGGTTGACCCAAATCAAAAAATCTTTGTGGTTTATATTTTGCTGATGTGGAAAATTTCTTTTTTAATGAACTAAAATCATTTTTTTTAATTGCCATAATATTCTATTTATTTATAATATAAAAAAAAACACCGACATTGTAAATCGGTGTTTAGATAATACTTAGGGTTTTTTTAGTTAAATTTAGAATGGTAATTCTTCATCAACTTGATCGTTTTCTTGTGGGTCAGCAACTTCATTAATTGATTTAGGTGTTGATTTTCCTCCCATAGAAACTTCTGCGGTTTCGGTGTTAGAGTAAACATATCCACCTTTTTCAGAATCCCAACGTGGAGTTTCTCCTCTTGCAATTGCTTCCAAATATTCAACAGGTTTTTTAGAGTATACATCTTCCCAAGTCATTTCATTACCAACCCAATCAGACATTTGATCTGTGTCATCAGAGATTGATGAAGGGTCATCATACATAACCGTTTGAATAACCGTATACGTCGCTCCTTTTGGCGTTTTTGCCTTTGTTAATTCAAGAATTAAGTCTCGTCCTTTATCAGGATCGGTAACATCACCTTTAGCTTTCCAAATAGGAATAATTTTATCTAAAATTCCTTCTTGTTTGTAATTGTGTTTAAATCTCCAAAATTTAACACCATCTTGTTCGTTATCACGATCAATAACTTTAACAATATAGAATTTGCGAGCCTTATATTGTTTTGCAAGTTCTTTGTCTGAATCACGACCTGTTGACATAAGTTCTTCATATACCTCATTCAAAGGCGATCTTTCATTATCATTTTTTCCTGGATCGTAGAATTTTTGCCATTTTCCGTCCAATAAAACTTCGTGGAACCACACTTCTTTGAATGGTGAAGATCCGTCTGTTGTTGGTAAGATTCGGACACGTTTTTGTCCTTGTTTTTCGTTCTCTTTCAATAGAGCTGCGAAATATTTTTTCATTCTTTCTTCTTGTGACATTTTTGAAGTGGAAGAAGAACCACTTTGTTTTGAACTTTCATATTGAGCCAAAACCGCGTCTAAAACATTTGTCGCCATGTGTAATTAAAATTTAAAAGTTTATGTGTAAAAAATATAAGGTAGTAAAAAGTAATTGTCAAATAAGTTTTTAAAAAAAAGGCCACTAATTGTGACCTTTTAAATTAATAATTAAATTTATTTAATAAAATTTCGTCTTCATCTTCCATTGGTTCGTTAAACGATTTTTCAATTTCTGATGGACTAAAATTTTCAACTTCGTCTTGAGTTAAAACATATTCGTTTTTTCCTGTTTTTTCCATTTCATCTTCTTTGTCTTTAAAGAAGTCTGCCAAATTTTGTTTGAACGGTCCTGAATCTAAACTTCTTAATTGTAGTTTTTCTTGTGCCGTTTTTGGTCTGTATTTTTCAACTTTAGAATCTAATGAATCTAGTTTTTGAACCAAACTATCCATTTCAGAAAGTTTTTCTTCCATTTTTTTAATTTGACCAAAAAGATTTTCAAAATATTCTTCTTGTTTGTCTGCCATTGTTTTTTGAGAATCAACCAAGTCAGTAATATCTAACTCTTCAGTTTCTCCTTCTCCTTCCGCTCCAACTTCTTCAACATCAGGATCTGCCGCAACATCAATAGGTTGTCCTTCAGGGGCTGCTGGAGGGGCAGGTGCTGCTCCTGCATCAGGTGCTGCTCCTGCATCAGGTGCCGGTGCTGCTCCTGCGTCAGGTGGTGGGGGAACATCACCTTCAGGTGCTGGTGGAACATCTTGTTCTGTGATATAAGTGTTGATTGACCTATATCTTGCAATTTCTTCTAATATTTTTTCATCTAATTTCATACTATCCGTTTAATAATGTTTTTATACCATTCTTGGTTTCTACTTGGATTTTTTTAAAAGAATTTTTAGTGTTGTCAACTCTTTCAATCAAACCATCTTTCATTCTTACTGTGTAGCAGTCTCCAGTATCTAAATCACAAACTTCTTTGTAACCATTACCTTTATCCTTCTCTGAAACTCTTGTGTTTTTACCCAAGTAGTTATCTAATATAAGTTTTGTATTCATATATAATTTTTATTATAAATATCTGTATTATTATATTAAGACCATAAAGATTCAAAAATTTGATAAGCTTTTAAAAATTCCGCGTTTAATTTTTCAATTTGACCATTATCGGCTTCAATTTTAGTATAAACATCATTATTTTGATTGATCGGATAATGTAAAACATATTGTTTTGCTAAATTATATGGTACTAAATCATCTGATGGAAATTTATTTGAGTCTTGT